GTTCCAGCACTGATAATCACATTCGGAGCAGATTGAACGGCTGTCTTAAATGCAGCTCCCGGTTCAGCAAGAACGGCTGCTGGGTATTGAGCAAGAGCACCAATGTATTCAATCGGACCTTGAGCTTCTTCGCCTGCTTTTTTAGCCTCCTCAAGTCGGCGCATGAACTCAACATCTTCTGGAGTTTGCGCGGCCTGTTGCTCACGTTGCAGCTTGCCCATTTCAACCATTTCAGCAGCTACATCTGCGGTGTCTCCAGTGAGAGCATTGAAGGTTGCCCCTACACCTGATGCCATCTGGCGATAGCCAAGTCCTAAAGCTGTTCCAAGCTGAGAAAAATAACCCGGAGTTTCACCAGTTGGCTGTTGAGGAGCTGTTTGCCCTCTTTGCTGAAGAATTTGCTGAATTGCTTCATCATAATCTTGCTGCGTTGGTTCAGTCTCCGTGTTGAAGGTCACGGGGTATTCAAGACCGTCAACTGTAATGGGAACTTGCCAAGGCATGACTAGCGTGGTGTTTGAATTGGTGTGCCAATTTGGATTTTTGGCATTCCCGCAATATTAGCATTGGCCGTTGGTGGAGCAACTTGGTTTTGTTGTGTATTTACCTTCTCTTTTGAAGAAGATTCTCTTTCTTCCAAGAACCTTCTCGCCCAATCTTTAATTAACTCAGCATAATTGACATCTTGTGCTCCTGAGCGTTTTCCACCTGGTTCAGTAAATGCTTTATCAAATGGATTGATACCAATATCCTCAAGAACATTTTGCCACACTGGAACCGAGATAGAAACCGGGCCAGTTTGTCCAAATTGACTCACCGAGAATGACTGGGGCGTTTGAGTCCTGCCTTTAGCTTGAACTCCACTAACAACTTGTTTAGCAAATTGTTCCAATGGATTGATGCCAATTTGATTAGGTTTATCTGGCAAAATATCTTTGAGTTTCTTCTCAAGATCGGTCTTGGCTTTTGTCCAAGCCTGATTGATTTCAGCATTAGCTTTGAGAGTTTTTTGGAGATTCTCTTGCTCTTGTTTAATGGCGGCTTCTAACTCATTTGCTGGTAGATTTCGCAAACGGGCAATGGTTTCTGGCGAAAGTCCACCCATATTAGATGTCGGTGGCGTAGGGGGTGGCGGAGTTGTGGTCGTTTTAGTAGTATCACCAACTTCAGCAGTAGGCGCAGTCGGAACGGATGGAGTGCGATACTTGCTTTGATAGAATCCACGCAGTTCGCCTTGCAATTTGGTAGCCTCATCCATTAACGATTGATACCTTGGCGTGTAGGTTGTTTTGCCAGCACTGTCAGTCACCGCATCTTCTCCTAAATCCTCCAGCCGCTTCATCTCACTAGCCAGTAAGCCCAAATCTTTCTCCATCATCTGACCGCGAATATCCTTCTCTGTGCGTCCACCGTATTGAGCTTTCAATGAAGCAATTTCGTATGGTGATTTAGCAGCAAGCACCAATTCACGCGGTGCTCCCGAATCAATCGCGTCAATCCGCAATTCATCAATTCTATTTATCTCATCCTGTTGAGCCTTGAACATTTGTTGCGCTGTTTTCATTTCAGCTCTCTGCAACGCATTTTGACGAGTGGTGTAATCTTGATTTTGCTTTTGCAAGAAGCTCATCGCCTCACGCATCCGAGGATCAAGGAATGCAAGTTGATTGCGTCCATAGAACTGTGTGGCCTGCTGACTGAAGTCTGTGCTTTCAGGATTGAGAACACCTCCAAGAAGTTCGTCTGTGGCACGCTGGACCTGAGCTTCGACTTCTTGTTTTTGACGCAGAACACGGGCTTCCTCGCCAATCTTGTCATAAGCAAGCTGAGCCTGCTGAGCCTGAATTGCAGGAGCAAGACGCTGAAGGCCAGCCAACCGCTGACGACCTTCAACATTTGCTAACATCGCTTCATTTGAATATGGGTCATAAGCCCTCAAAGCCATAGGATCAAGACTCTGTGTTGTCGATTGAAACACAGGTTGAGTGGGTGCTTGTTGAGGCATCCCAAGGTAGTCTTTGAGGTCGATGACTGGCATGTAATTTTAAATTAAGCGTTAGCAATTCGCTTTTGACGAACTTCTTCTTTGATCTTCTGAGTATCAGCATACTTTTTTGCGGATCGCCTTTGACGGGCTTCAGTCTCTTGGAACCATTGAGCCGCTGGCTTGCCTTCAATCATAGCTGGCCCTGTGCGCTCTGGTGAAGCAGAACCAGTTCCATAGCGGCTAGTTACAACCCGATTGCCATAACCATAATCTGCGACAACTCCACCAGTAGGACGCTGTTGAAGAGTTTGAACTGATCCTGTAACCATAGGACCAGGAACAGCCCTAGCTTGACCATCTGATGTTACAGCTAAACGCCTGCGTAGTTCTTCATCCACTGCTGCTGGATTCTCTGGAGTATATGGAACAACGCCTTGCTGCTGCTGTTCAAAAATTTTTGCTAGAACAGCTTGTCTTGCTGCATCGTTACGCCTAGCGATCATGGCATCGTATTCACGCGCTGCTGCAAGTGGGTCGGCTTTCGTTGGCGTAGCAGTCGATGGTTGACGGGTATCCACAACAACAGTTGGTGTTGTGGTATCAAAATCACGGCGCATTTGCTCTGGGTCAACAAATGGCTTATTGCCAGAAATGGCAACATCAGTTGATGGCGACCATAGAGATGTGCTAGTGTTAGGCAGGAATATTGGAGTAGCCATATTAGTAGAATTTAACGATAAATGGTGATTGGTGGTGGCAATTGCGGACTATTCATAGCACCCATAACAGAGCTTTGAGCCATCCGTTGAGGTTGGCTAGTTCCAGCTAATTGTGCTCCACTAACAAATGGAGAAAGCAGTGCGGCCTGTTCTTTACCTCGGATTCTACGTTCACGTTCCTTCATGCGTTCTTCTGAGTAGTATCCACGGCCAGACTCTTGCGCCCCTCGTTCAGATGGCGGCAAAAGCTCAGGGGCATTTGAGCGCATTTCCTCACCCCATGCTTTGCGTGCTCCAGTGTTCATCTGCAAACGCTGAAAAGATGTTGGAGTATTTTGCTGACCGTAAAACTGGTCAAGCCCACTGCCCATTGGTCTATTCATTCTGCTTTGTGTTGCCATAACTATCGAGTTTGTGGTGTTTCGCCTGCTGAGAACATCCAATCCATCGCCATTTTAGGACGGATTGCGCCTCGGTTTTGTTTGAGTCCTTGGTTAAGGATTTCGTAGCATTTCTGCCAGAATCCCTGAAGAAGCTGAAGTTCTGTTGCGCCACCTGAATCCTCAAGCTGGATGGCTCGCATTCCGAACTTGAGTGCGCCAATATTATCGGGCCAAACAAGATCAGATTCCTGCATCAAACGAACGAATCGACGTTTGCAAAGACAACGAAGAACGGGCTTGTTGTCATCGCGTGGAACAATGGTTCCTGTCTTGTAGCGACGATAAACTGGATTTGTTTCGCTTGGCTCGTAAACCGACATTACTGTTGGAGTTCCTGAAACCACAATGGAAAGCGTCACATTGCCAACCGTCATAGGCTTGACCACCTGCGTTACGAACATTTCAACCGAAGCCGTAACAGTTGGATTGGTCAACGTAAGGGCGATGCCTTCAACGCCATCTTGATCGAAGATTGGATCGCCATTGCTGTCATGGCCGTAAAGACGAACGACCAGTCCATCGTCAATCGCAGAAGCAATCGTCAGTCTTGGATAGCCTATTTGCGTCTGAACCTCCTGCATACAAACATCGCCTTGGTCAATGATTGTGCGAAGATCGCGGCTGGTTTCATCCAGAAATCCAGGTCCGCTTGTCATGTATTCGTTCATCCGTGCATACGGAGAAGTAGGCCAATTCACCCGTGTAACACCTACAATGGACTCCAAACGCCTTGGAAGGGTAATGTATCCACTTGTGCTATCATAATCCACAGCCTCATACATATTCTTCCACTGACCGCTGTTAATAATCCGTTCCACAACTTGATTCAGCGTGGGAAGGAAAAGTTCGGAATTAGGGTTGCCAGGGTAGATCGTGTTACCGATCAATGCCCTAACATCCGCGACTGTGAGGCCTGTTGCCATTTGGGTCGGAGTGTATTCCATTCACGGAGAGGGGCAAGGGAGATTTTCTAATGGTTCTTGAATCTGTGGATAAGAAATGATACCCATCAGTAGAATGAAAAAGAAACCTACCGGACAGCCAAAGTTTGTTCAGTTGACCAAGACGATCAATACCTATGGCATCGAGTTGAAAAACATGCCTCCGAATCAGCTAGAGGTTGAGCTGATGTTTATGAAATGTCCTACGGGAAGCACACTCAACTATGGGAATGTTCCTAATCCCAAAGGACACCCAAACTGGATTCATTTCATCAATGCTGTGAATCTGATTTGGAATTACCCCGGCACTCGCACGCCGTTCATGTGGCATCCTTGGGCGGTTAAGATGGTCAAAGCAGCTTTCGAGAACAAGCGGCTGGCTGTTACTTCTGGTGGTTCAGGCGGTAAAACAGGTGTTTTTGCTGTTTTTGCCCTTGTTTGGTGGCTGGCTGGCCCAACAAGGAACGTAGTTCTGGTCAATACTACAACCATCAAAGACTCGATGGGGCGTATCTGGGGCCAGATTACCCGCTATTTCAATGGTATGGTAGCTCGACCTGCTGGCAAATTGGTTGAATCCTCCCATTGCATCAAGTCTATCGACCTAAAAACAGGAGCGGTTATGGAGGAATATGGCATCCGTTTGTTCCCCGGTGAATCCAGTAAAGCGGCTGAGTCTTCTCGCGCTATCCGAGGACAGAAGCATGGCCCTAATGGTAAGATTATCGTTATTCTGGACGAGTGCGCCGAGCTTTCTCCAGCCATTGTAAACACCTTCGAGGAAAACATCACTCAGAACCCGAATGTGCAGCTCATAGCCCTAGCGAATGCCAATAGCCCATTCGATACTTTTGGTGCTCTCTGTGAGCCAAAAGAAGGCGGATGGGACGCTTACAATCCCGATTGGGAGGAATGGGAAGGCAAGGGGGCGCATGTCCTACGGATCAACAACGAAACCTCGCCAAATATCCTTGAAGGACGGACCATCTACCCATTCTTGATGACTCGCGAGATGTTGGAAGAAAAGCGAGAAAAGCTAGGGCAGCATACCCGTGCTTACTGGCGTGGCGTTCTAGGGGCGTTCCTACTGGATGGAGACGACGACAACATCTATTCTCCCGCCGAAATCCTCAAGGTTCCCAATGAGTGCGTTTGGCAGGGCATCCCAACAAAGGTCTGTGGCATTGACTTGTCCTATACTAGCGGTGGCGATAAGACAATTATGACGATTGCCAGTATCGGTATTTGCACTGATGGGAAAAAGCGTCTCAAATTTGAGAAGCACATTGCCCTTAATGATGATGCCTCTAGGCGCGATGTAGATCGAACCACTCAGTTGATTGACCAGATCAAAGACATCTGTGCTAAAGAGGGCGTTGACATCAAAAACGTGGCAATCGACGCATCAGCAGGTGGCGGCAAGACCTTTGCAGATGCCATGTGGAGCAAGTGGGGCAATACCTTCCTGCGGGTGGACTTTGGCGGGAAAGCATCTGATCGACCCGTTTCCGCTGCTGATCGTGAGAAATCCAGTGTGCGCTACGCCAATCGAGTCTCTGAGCTTTGGGGAAGTGGCAAAGAACTCATCCGTTGCGACCAACTTCGCAATATCACAAAGGAAATGGCTGCTGAAATGACAGTCCGGCAATACAAAGACAACAAGGCTCAGGATGGTGGTTCTCGTATCCGAGTAGAGTCAAAGGTGGATATGAAGCGTAGAACAGGTAAAAGCCCTGACTACTTTGATAGTGCAGCCGTTCTTATTGAGCTATGCCGAGAAAGACATGGACTGTCTAGCATCGACAAGCCTGGCAATGTCCGAGAAGGAGGCCCAAGTCCATTGAAGAAGAAGTTCAACCAACTTGCGGGACTGTGGGCGGCATAAACGCATTGCCCAAGACTGCTCTAAAAATAGCTGTTTTGACAAGATCCTCGCCAACCTGAGACACCCAATGTTTTGTCATCTCAACCATCGTAGGATGATTGATATTGCCGTAAATCTCTAGCCAACCCGTGTAGTAGTTGTGTAGTTTGTCCTCGATGGTCAGCGGGAAAGTCCTTTGAGGCCAGTTGAAGCGATGATTCCAACCCATTTTAGGATGGCAAATCACCTTTCCACCACTGCGTCTAACTTTCTCAGCCATATACCACTCCTCACCACCGAACCCACGGAAGCCTTGGTTGATTTCTGGAGCGTTGGCTTTGACGAATGAGAAACAGCCCATGCCTTGTGCTGGAATCTCAAATGGCTGACCTGTCTTCATTCCGTCCTTGTTATCTCCCCAAATGCCAAAGTCATGCCCCCGCCATACGGGATTGATCTGCTCGCTGGTAGCTCTCAAGTTGTCATACAAAAGCGGACCCGTAAGCATGTTCTTGGAATCCAAGTTTGCTGACCAGTATTCCATCATGGCGGCAATAAAACCCGTTTGAAGCAGAACATGGCAGTCTAGGCCAAGAATGATGTCGCCCTTTGCCAGCTTGAAAACGTCATACTTCACAAAGCTACTCTTGCGGTCAGTGACATCCACTACGCGCATGTTCGGAACATCCCTAGCAAAGTGCTTCAACTGCTTGCCGTGTGCGCTTTCAGGATTGTTGTCTAAAACGAGAAACTCAGTGTTCTCCGGCAAGTCTTGGTGCATTCGGATTGACTGGATGGAAAAGAAAACGCCATCATAGTCATCGAAGGTTCCCATTGAGATGGTTAGCGGTGTTGATGTCATAGTTTTGTAAAAATCATTCCAGTATTTCGCATGAACTCTCTACGCATAGAAGAAACAAATTGAATCTTTTGTGTTAAATTAACATTCAATTCATAACCTAAAGAGGTTATTTCCCCTATCCAATATTCAGGAAATTGGCAATTTACATGGTGATGTCCTTTTTTTCCGGGAAGCGCATGAGTAATACAAATCGCTTTAGATGCCAATCTAAATGCAGACATTACATTAGGTAAAAATTTTTCATCAACATGTTCAACAAATTCAACAGACCATACTAAATCTCTTGGCTCAGTAATAATTTCGCCAAGCGTAAAATCATGCGAGATAACATTTTTTCTTGCACACAATGGATCACCATCAATGCCAGTCCATGATATGCCCATTAAATCACATATTTTTTCCATGTGTCCTGGGCCGCATCCAACATCAATTACAGACTTTATAGCTAATTCATTTTTTAACATAGCCATAGTTCCAAAATCAATGTGTGTGATATGGCAATGCCCACCTAAATGAGATGGCGTTTTTATCATATTTGATTGAGCATAAATGAAGCAAAACTAAGCTCTTGTGGCAATGGGAAAAGTTCTTTTGAAGAAGCAAAAGCCTTCACAATATGAGCTATTTTATCCATTGGAGTTAGCTTGTGAAAACAATATTTCCACACAAGGAAATCCAAAAACTTGCTAATGTAAGCCTGATCGCACAGTTCAACTTTGTTCGTAATTGAACGACCAGTGTATTGCACAACTCCAGATTGCCAAAAATAACCTGGAGCATATTGCATTA